AGGATAATAAACCATGTCAAGTATGGACATACAATATTATCACTCACTTTTCATATGCTCTCACAATACCCCCAAAATACTAAAGAGAGATACATATGAATATGAACGATGAAGAATTATTAAGAGAATTCGCAGTAGCTAGAAACCTCAAAGACACTACAAAAGAAAGCTACAAAATATACCTGAAAGAATACTCCACATTCAACCAAAAAACCATACAAGAACTATTAACCGAAGCAGAATCAGAAGAAGAACAAGGCATAAGATGGAAACATAGAAAATTAAAACAAAGATTACTAAAATATAGAACATACCTATACTCAAAACATGCTCCATCAACAGCAAAAACCAGAATATCCAAATTAATGTCATTCTACAAACATTATGAAATAGAAATACATCAATTACCACCATTCAACAATAAAAACAACCAGGAAACACACATATCCTTCAAAGACCTGCCAGACAAAGACATTATTAAAAAAGCATTGAAAATTGCAAACCCTCTAATGCGAGCAATGATTCTATTCATGAGCAGCTCAGGATGTGCTAGAAGAGAAACCCTAAACTTAACTATCGCAGATTTTATAGAAGCAACTAAACAATACCATAATTCAGAAGACATATACGAAGCATTAAACCAATTATCTAAATTAGATAATGTAATCCCCTCTTTTTATCTTAAAAGACAAAAAACCAACAAATTTTACACTACTTTTTGCAGTCCAGAAGCAGTAGAAGAAATCATCAATTACTTACTATCCTTAGATTATACATTAGAACCCTCACAAAAACTTTTCAAAGTCAATAATAGGCATTTTTACGTTTACTTTACAGAAATCAACGAAAGACTAAATTTAGGTACAGTAGGGCATCACAAACGTTTCCGTTCACATATGCTAAGAAAATTCCATGCAAGCCAGTTATATAATGACGGTATGAGTCTTGAAGATGTAGATAGTCTACAAGGAAGAGGAAAAGACTCCACCCATAGCAGTTACTTTATGGATGATCCAAAAAAATTAAAGAAAAAATACATTGAACATCTTGATGTACTTACAATAAATCTTGATGTGAATAATCTGGATATAAAATCTCCAGAATTTGTGAAATTAGAAACAGAAAATCGTGAAAAAGATGAAAAAATAGAAAATTATGAAAAATTAATTGGGGATATTGATGAAAGATTGCAAAGTTTGGAAAAAAGAAGTAGTGTCGAAGTTCGCAGTTATGATGATTTGTGGAAATAGAATTTTTTGGAGCATTTGAAAAGTAATGCTGATATTATACAATTCGATAATGTTTTGTATTTTTGCTTGAACACGAAAATTTAAAACCATTGTGTTTTATTTTTTAATGCTGAACAAAAAATTACTAATTAATTAAAATTACTGAACAATTGTTTTTTATCTTAAAAAAATAGTTGAATAAAAATATTTAAATAAAACCAAAAACTAAAATAAAAAACAAGAAAAAAAATTGATGTGATAAAAATGAATGCTCGAAAAATAATTACAATATTCATATTCCTAATAATTGCAACAAGCACAATATCATTAGTAAGTGCAACAGCACCAGCACGATTAAATGCAACAACTGATGATACCATAACTTATTTTGGATATGATACTGCACCTGGAAAAGCAGGATACAATTACGGAATAGAAATCGGTGACGACACATACTATTTTGACTGGCTCGGTGAAATGATCATGTCAGAATATAGTCCAATGTTTAGTCAAGTATCCAATTATGATTTATCCAAAATGGATAATGATGTAGACATAAAAAATGCTTTTGGAAATACTGTAGGTGGTTTAAAATACGATACAAATGACAATGAATTCTTTGATTTTAAAGTAGATAAACCATTCAGTTTCACATGGCATGGTGGAGAACAAGTAGGATTAAATGATGATGCAAAAGTCATAGATAAAATTTATGATAGTAATGGGAAAGAATTAAAACTGTAAAAAAAGGATTTGTGTAAAGTATGTAGGGGGTCACAGAAGCTGCAACTTCTCGTCCCTAATACTGGCTACAAATAAAAAAAAGTCTACCATAACGTGATAAAATTTTTAGTAACCATTTTAACTTTTTGTTTGAAGTTATTATTAAATGTTTACTAATTTTTTAAAAAGAGGATATAGGTTAAATAAAAAAGGATTATTCTTGTTTTTTGAGGGTTATGATTTTTAGATCAGTATCATATTCCCATAATACGACATCTCCTTTATCTATCCCGAAAACATCTCGAATTGTTTTTGGGATGGAAACTAACCTACTTCCACCATGTTGTTGTACTTTGCTTTCAAATGTCACTTTCATATCTCCTTTTATGTTTTTATGTTTATTTATATGCTTATATTGTGCTAAACTAATATTTATATTTTAGTACCCATATTAAGGCAAACATTTATATAGTTTAAAGTTCAAGTAGTAAATAGAAGTTGAAATTCAAGAGCTGCAACTCTTGGAAAAAATACAACTTTTAATAACGTGATAAAAATGACAAGATATTTAGTGGAGGAGGTTGTCACTCCAGGTTACATTATTGACCGTGGAATATATGACAATCAAAAGGATGCCCAGTATAGGGCAATGGATATCTTCGTAAATGAAGGTATTATTGAAGAAAATATTAAAATAAGGGAGGTTCCCTTATGAAATCATTCACTTTTAAAGGGGTTACTTATGAAGTGATCCCTAACGGTAATCATTTTACCGTAGTGGATGAAGAGGGTTTTGCAATGGTAGGTGTCAAAAATGAGTTTGATGCTGAAACGGCTCTTAAAGAGCATGTCAGCCATTGTGAGGAATTATATAGGAGGAATCTATAAATGTCCTCTTTAACTATTTTTAAAGGAACACCGTCTGAAAGGACGGTCACTCCTGAAGAGGTAGAAAATCTTTATAAGCATGCGTTAGATGCGTTTGATGAATTAAATGTTTATAAAGAAGTTCATGAAAAATGGGGTGTTCAGTTATGAGTTGCAAATACAATAACTCCCTTTACACCACCAATCCTCCAGAGGAAGAAGTTTGCTTTGATTTTGAAGAACTTCTCTTATCAGAGGATTATGAGTCCCAAGAAGAACTCAATCATAGATTAAACGATGAATATTTCCAAGTTTATGAACTCACCAATGAGCAAATGTTAGAATTTGCTCGTGCAGGAGATGAATATTATGGTGACTAGTGAAGAAATCACTAATATATTCACTAGTCTGGGATATGGTGGATGTTTCAACATTTATGATATCCCTGGTGCTGGTACAAAAGCAGCATATGACACTCCATGTGGGAGCATCGCTTTCACAAGGGAATTAAACAAGTATGATGCTTGTGTGAAACATATGAGGCACACTACCAGCATTGTGGTGTTTAACTGGGATTATATTGGAAAAGCAGCTTTGAAACTCTTAAACAAAACTTTCCGTTGTTTTTCTGGAGTACCATATGAAAGGAAAACATATTCATGGGAAGAATGGGGTGAAGCATGTATCGCATAATCCTTTCACTCCTTTCTTTTTTTGGAGGACATAAATCATCTCCTGTAAGATTGTATCCGAAACAATCTTTCAGGGAGAAATATGAAGCTGAATTAATATTAGGTGCCGGGGCAATGGTGATAATATTATTATTCCTCTTTGCATTCCTTGTAGTAGGGCCTATGGATCCTTACACTAACGGAGGGTTAGTATGAATTATGATCAGCAAAACAGGTTTTACAATCATGCCTTAAAAATTGTTGAAAAAATGGGTGGAGATATTTCTGCCCACGGAAAATTACAAGAGGGTGTTTTCTTATCTGTAAGTGTGAATCATGACCGCACTTATGAGAAAACACGTGATATTATGGAGGCCTTACAGGAACTGTATGGGGGTGAAATCCAGTATTATGAATACTGGGTGTCAAAAGGTTTCATTCCACATAGTCAGGCATCTTTGGAGAATATTGATGAAAACAAAGTATTGGAGATTATTGAGGAGGAATTTTAATGGAGCAAGAAATATTTACTGAAGAAATCATAAACAAAAAAGAGTTAATTTCAGAATTACATGAGAGGGCTAATTTTTTAGACTCTCGGATAGATACTAAAAATCCAGCGGATTTAAATTCATTTTTTAGCATGGTTATAGATTGTATAATGGCACGCCAAAGGCTATTAGTTAAAGCATTGATGGAAGAGTTATGTGCTGAAAAAGATATAGATTACGATGCATTTATGAGGGGTCTATATCGTGAAAAAATGAATAACATTATGAGTTTAATAGGAAAGATGTTGTAAAAAAAGGGGGGTTATTTTTTTATGACTATATATCAGAAAATTGCAGAGATTCAAAAGAATTTCCTACATAAAGAATTACCTAAAAGTGGGTACAATAAATTTGGAAAATTCAAGTACTATGAATTGGAGGATATTTTGCCTGTAATATTCAGTGAATGTTATGAACAGGAGTTATTCATTGAGTTTTCATTTACAAATGATTTAGCTCAGTTGAAAATTAGAAATTGGAATGAACCTGGTGAATCTGTTATTACTAGTACTCCTATGCCTGAAATAGTTGCTTTAAATAAAGGTATGAATGTAATGCAAAGTGAAGGTAGTTATATTACTTACTTAAAAAGGTATTTGCTGGTTAATATGTTTTTAATTGTTGAAAAAGATGTTGTGGATTCTGATAAAATCACTGTTAAAACTGATAAGGGTAGTTCTGCAAGAACTGAGAAAGTTGAGGCTACTGGTGCTGTGCAGAAAATCCGCGAGTATATTCATAAAAAAGACAGTTCACTGGAAATAACTCCATCTATGATTAATACTCATAGAATGAAGTTATTCAAAGATGGTGAACTGACCAAAGCTGAAAACAAAGAAGCATATAATTGGTTTAAAAACCAGGAAAAAGAGGTTGCTGTTTAATTATGGAACCTGAGGTAGAAATAATATTCATACAATTCCAGGCATCGGGAAATACTGGATCCAATACTGTAAACTGGGACAGTATGGATGGTTGGTGGTGTAGTTGTGAAGATTATTTCTACCGTCATCAAAAAGTAGGGAATTATAAATGCAAACATATTAAAAAAGCAGAAAAAATGTTAGGTGTAAGAGTATGAATACTCAGGATAATTTCCCTGAAGTGGTGTCTGGTAGGATTACTACAAGGGCGAAAAAGTTAATGGAAAAGTATGGTTTAACTGTACGTTTCTGCGTTGAACATTGCATTGATATGTATGTGAGCAAACAAAATCAAAGGTTAATTGAAAAGGACCAGTTAAAAGAGGAAATCAGGTCTTTGAAATTAGATTTAATTGCAAAGGAAATGCAATTAGAAACTGTTATGAAAGAATTAGGTGCTGATGGCAATGAGTGAAAAAATACAAGTTTCATTCATGGTTGATTCTGAAGTATGGAGGGAAGCTAAAAACAAACTGGGGACAACCAGAAGTGAGTTTTTAGAAGAGCAGTTAAGATTAGCTATTGATTTATCTGAAGATGAGGAAAACAGTTTGAGAAAAGAGATAGCTGAGTTGCAAAATGAGATTAATGCTCGTGAATCAAGATTATGTAAGATTCGTGCTGAGCGTTTAGAACATGAAAGGAGTGTAAATGTTTTTGATGGGGTGATGGGTACAGTTAATAGGATTGTGGATAAGGCTGGTTTTATTGGGAAAGATCAGTTGAAGAATATTAGTAAGCAGCAGGAAGTTCCGTATAAGTCATTGTTGGATCATGTTTATGATTTGGGTTATGATGTTCGGAATTATGGTTTGGTGATAAAATGATTTGTAAACATTTATGTTTACATTTTTCCGAAGAACCTGTAGGAAACCACGTACGTGCACGTACGTACGTACGTATACGTACGTAATTCACTATAAATATTTTTTAAATTGTAAACATTTATGTTTACAAATTTTTTTTAAATAAAAAAATATTAAAAAAATGAGGATGGAAGATTTTTATGATTGATAAAAAGTTGTTAATGAATTCAATTAAAGCAGAAACGGAAGAACTTGCAGATCAAAGGGTTAAAATTCATAAAGATTGCATGAATAATCTAAGAGATATGAACTATTCTCGGGTTATAATGGATAGTATTAATCTTCATGTTATTGAGGGAGGTATTCGTATATTTAATGATTTGAGTGAAATGATTGAAGAGGGTAACTTCGATCTGAAAATTCAAAAGGGAGAGAATCATGAATCCGAGTAATTGGTTTAAAAATGCAGTTGAAACAGTGAGGATGTATAAGCAGGAGTATCTGTTAAGTAAGTATGGTGTAGCGGAACCATCTCAAAGACAACCAGTCAGAAATAAAAAGGAGATAAAAAATGAGTTGTAATGATATACTTGATGAATTAAAGAAGAAAGGAATTATATCTGATGAAGGAGTAATTGATTCTTATCTGTTCTGTAAACATGTTGAAGAATTATTTGGAAAATCATATTTAAAAGAACATAATATAGTGGTGGATGATGATAAAAAAGAAGTAAAACTATGTAAATAAAATGAGGGGGATAAAAAATGAAAACATTAGAATTTAAACCGTATTTCTTTGAACCTTTAAGAAGTATGGAAAAAAGGGCCACAATAAGGAAATCTGATAAAGGATTGAAAAAAGGGGATATTGTAGAATGTACAGTTAAAGGAAGCATTTTTTGCCTGCATCGAATAGTGCAAAGAGTTGAAGAGGTAAGATTTAAAGATTTAAATGGGAGGCATGCTTGGGTTGAAGGTTATACTCATGTTGATTTGTTAAAACATGAGTTAAGAAATATTTATCCTGATTTACATGATGATACTATTTTGTTTCAGATTCTATTGGACATACCAACAAGGGGAGTAATTGATTTAAGATTCAGAGAGGAGTATCAATAAATGTATTTTTATGAAATAGAAGTCTATTACCCATTATGGGATAGTGAAAAGATTATAATGAGGCATGATGATCGTTTTGATAATCATCAGTTGAATATTATTGTACAGGAAGCATTTGATGAATGTATAGAAACATATTGTGATAAACCATTATTAGAAGATGGTGAGGAAGCTTGTAGAATTAAAGTTAGCACCATTATTGAAGAGTATCTTCCATTACAATTAAAAAATCATGGATTTAAGATTATTAAAATCTATGAAACTTGTTCAATAATGGGTGGGAGATTATTTGATAAAGGAGTATGTAATTCTGTATTAAAAAACAGATACGAGGATAAGATACTTCCTCCCTGCCGAAAATGTATAAGAAAAGAATATGTTGGGGATGTGGAGAAGTGTATTGTACCTAATACACGAAAAGATAATAGTCTACCTACTACTCGTGTTGTGAAAACAATACCTATCAACTTAAATGAAAAAGAAACAGATGAAACCAACATAAAAACACTAAAAACCTACTTTAACAAAAGAAATAAATCATTCGAAGACAAAAAAACAGCAGCCGAAGCCACCAACAACATCATTCTCAACAATAATAATATAAGAGATTTCTGGGTAGAATGGGGAACAATAAAAGAAGGAATACATAAAAAAGACATCTTATGCTTTTTTGACACAGACACCGATGAAGAAAAATTTAAAAATCTGTTTATAAATTATGGATTTATTCTCCAAAAAAGCAAACATGGTTTTTGGATAATTGGAGTGAAAGAATGAAAGAAGGGATATTAATTGAATTGTTGAAAAAAGTATCTCCAGATACAGAGGGAATGTGCCGTATCACAACAGATGACCTTGCACAATTAACAAATATGACTGTTGTGGACATTGAGGCTCTCGAAAAATACGAGGCATTTGTTTTAGAAACAAAGATGAGAATGATGAATATTGTAGATTATTAATAAAAAAAAGTAGGAGTAATAAAAATGATTAGAGAATGTATACATTGTAAAAAATCAAGAGGTTTGGGTTCTGATGTTTGGTGCAGTGAAGGACATCCTTATGAATCTTATATGCGTGAAACAGAATGCCCATATTTTGAAATAAACAGGAGGGTCAATAAAAATGAATAAGGAAGAAATTAATAAATTAACACAAAAGATTGAGTCTTGTTGGGATGAGAATAATCCTGGTGATGTAAGAAGTTTTGATGAAAGGTTAAAACAGAAGTTAACTCCTGAGGAGTATGAGTTAGTAACCAGTTGGAGATAATATGAGTGATAGATATACTATTATTAATAAGGAAGAACCTCGTGGACAGAGTGTAGCAGAAAATGGAATTCCTTGCACTGCAAGACATTGTGTTACACAGTTAAATGGATTATTTTCAGATAATGAAAAGTTAGAATTAAAGATGATAGGATTAGAGAGCAAATTAAAAAGCATTAAATTTGTGTTAAAGTGTAGTGAGAGGAAATTAGATAAAGAATTATCTAAACAAGAAACACTTATTGGAAAGTTGGTTGTATATGGGGAGAAGGGATTGTTGGCTGAGTTAAAAGAAGAAATACTGGAGATAATAAATGATTGAAAAAAATGAGATGAGTAAATGTATGTATATGCAGTTGCGTTTAACTATTCCTGATTTTGAGAAAATACCTCAAAAATTAATTTGCAATGAAATCAAAAAAGCAGCAAGTAGAACCCGCCTCGTAAAGTATAGTACTTGGCGGGAAAAAGTAATGTATAATGGGAAAATAATGAGTTTCACAATGCTTGTTTTTGAAGTGAAAAAGAATATTTTAAGAAATTGGAGAGGGTTAAAATAATGGTGGGGAAATGTAAATGGTGTGGAAAACCATTCACAAAAACACACAACAGGCAAATGTATTGCAGTACTTACTGCAGGAAAAATGCCCGCAGGGAACAACAGGCAGGGTATAGTAGAACATATAGGAAGAAATATAAAGGTATGCTTCCAGATTCTACATTATATGGTTTAGGTAGTGGCAGG